AGCTTAGTTAAGGGGTTGCTTAATAATTTTAACCAAATCATAGTTCTACCTTTGTTCTCATATAGCTAAATTCTTGTCAAATTAGCCTTTTTTAAAACGATTTGATAGCCTTACCTTATCAACACTTAGAGAATAATTTATATGGCTTTAAAATGCCTTAAAATCAATCTTTCTCTATTTTTTCTATGAGCAGATCAATATAATGTTTAGCCTTGTTTAAATCTTCAATTTTCTTGTGTTTTTCGCTATGCTTCTTATCGTATCTGCTCAAATACTTAATAGCACAAGAAACCATATAATTAAAATTGTTTTCATACACAAAATCAGAAACTTGTATCTTTAGGTCTTTATAATGTGATCCACCAACTTGAGTGTCTTTAGGAGATTCAATTACATTTTTAAATAAAGCTGGGTTTGTCATTAATAAGGTATGTAAGTTGTTTTTTGTGTGTCATCATCTCTAATTGCTTTGAGATTTATTTTTCTATTCTTCTTTTCATTGACATAAGAAATATGAATCCAGCCACTATTGCCACCTTCATAATATTCTAAGATCAGTTGGTCATAAGATTCAATGTTATTAATAATCCAGTCAGCTAGTTCTTTATTGTCCATTCCTATAATTTCAAAATCTACAGCTTGTCCTTGAGTATGTTGAGAAGTAATCTTTGAACCTATTGCAATGCAAAGTTCTCCTGATCTAAAGCCTGAAGAAATCGTTACTGGTTGTCCAAAATGAGAACGAATCGGTTGTAGTACATTGGTACATAAATCTTTTAGATTATCTATTTGGCTAGACTTAGGATTATTAGGTATTCCCTTCCTAGAAGCTATTTGGCTTTTAGTTAATTCTTCTAGTGTAAAGTTTGCAGACAGTTTCATACTAATTTTCCAATCCATTTACCTTTGTTGTCTAGCACCATAGGCATTAATTTTGGTTGTGAGTCAATTATCATACCACAACCCATAATAAATTTCGTCTTAAAATTTTTAGCATAATGAAAAGCCATATTGGTCTGCTCTATCATACAACCTACTTGCATACCCCACATAAGAGCATCACTATTAGCCCAATATTCAATTTTAAACTTACTGTGAAAATGTCCTTGTACAGTATTCATAGATTGTATCTGACTAACCCTAGCTACATCTGCTGATATACCATGTGTGAAAAAACATCTTTGTTTATTTGGTAAAGTTATGGTTAGATCATTTACCCAATTCCATTTTTTAACATTTAAAAATTCATTATAACTTCTTAAGAACCCTCTAGGTATTCCATGCTTAATTCCTTTTCTGTAAATCAAACTAGAATGATTTGAATCTAGCAAAGTCATTTCAGGAAATATTGCTTCTAATTCTTTTATGTATTCTTTTGATAAAGATAGTTCATGTCCAGCAGAAGGAAGATCAGGGTTTGTATCGTGGAAGCTAAGAGCATGACAATCAATCTCATCTCCAATGTTTATGATTCTAGTAGGCTTAAATTGTTTTTTAATTTCTTTAAGGAATGCAAAGCTATCCTTGCGGTGGTATGGTATATGCAAATCAGATATAATTAATATCCGTTTATGTTCATTCATTATTTAAAATAATTATAAAACCCACTAACTAAACCAGCTACTATAAGCAGAACCCATACTGCTCCTTTTCCTCTATTAATCTGAGAAAATAATTCATCTTGTCCTTTTTCTAATTTAGAAATTTTTTCACAAATGAATTGAAGTTTAACTTCTGTAGATGATTGTTTAGCCATAAAGTTCTATTAGTTGTATTTCCTTATTTTGTCAATTATCTAGGTTTCCCCTGACCTCTTTTTGCAGAGTTTCTTATCTGTTTGCGTGATCTACCTTTTCGCTTATTCTTGTTCATAGTAGAGGTAATTGGTTTCTTTCCAACTGAAGTTCCTTTGTAAGTTTTAGTGTAAGTAATAACTGCACCATAAATGTTTCCTTTTTTAGCCATTAGTTTTTAGGATTTGGGTTGCTGGGTTTAGGTCTTTGCTCATTTTTCATTTTGATATTATAATTGTTTTAATGCTTTTACTACCATCAATATTAGTTTCTAATTGAGCATTAGTTTTAATACATTGATACTTAACATTTTTTCCTGCGTTTCTAGTAGCTATTCTTTGACCTGATAAACAAGCACTCATAGAAGGTTGTAATCTATGTTCTTTAATTTCATTATTTACAAACATTAGTAATGCTATTATCATTTCCATTAATGAGTTCCGTTTCCGTTTTGTCTGACTTTGTCTTTTAATCTTTCTAAATCTTCCATAGCTTTATTTAACTGTGTTCTTAAAAACTTTATATTTACTTTGTTAGTCATGTTCTGTTCTTGATTAAGTTCTAATTTTTCTGTTGCTTTATATAACCCTTCAATCAACATAAACTGTTCTTGGTCTGTTGGCTTTTGTTCAGACTTCTTTAATAGGTCTGCTTGGTGTAACTCTCTTGAGGTTTCTAAGCTGGTAACTCTAGCTGTAATTTCTGTATATCCAAACACACCAAAAGCTACAGTAATCAATATTCCTAATAGATTTCTCATTGGCATACTTATTGCTGTGTTATCAGATATTTTCATTTATTTACTCCATTATATATTCTTACTCTTAATTTGAATATGCTTTAGGACTCTACCTGATTTTAGTTTGTAGCCAGTAGTTCCGTTGCCATTAATATTAACTTCTTTTCTAGCTTTCTTTAGAATTTTGTTGCTATTCTCTACCTTGTTGTTCTCGTAGTTTTTAATAATTAAATCTTTTAGTCGTTCCATAAGCACTTATCATTTGTGCCTTCCTAATTTGTTACTCGTCCTCTTCCTCATCAAATTCTTCATCATCATCATACTCATCTTCATCTCCAGCTTCATTTAGATCATAAAGTCTGTTTTTTATTTCTTCAAGAATATCTGCTTCTTTGTCTTTTAAAGTATCTAGTTGGTCAAATAATTTCTCTAGTTTTTTGTCCATAATTATCTTGCTGTAGCTGGTACTCCGTTTGAGCCTACTAGCGGATTTTCGGCAAATGCCATGTAGATGTAAGTTATTCCAGTTTCATTGGTTACTGTACTTCTAAATTTAAAACCATTACTTACGCAATCTATGACATTTCCATAATCATACTCAGCATTACTATTATCAGGAAATAATCCTTTTCCTATTGCATTATATGTGTTTCTTGCTGTGTCATATATTACCCAGTTATAACCACTTGCATTAGCCTTAATTAAAATGAATGAGGGTTTCATTCCAGTATAGCAGAAAACACCATCTGTAGAACCATTCCCAGTAAATGTAGAAAACTTACTAAAAGCTTTTTTCTCTGCGAAGCAGTATGCAATCATTCCGTCCCCTGAACCATTTACACTACCATCATTATTTATATAAAATAAATTAGAAGTTGGCGTGGTGCTTCCCCACAATGTACCAGCCAACGCTTGTGCATCAGTATTAAATAACATTTGATAACTAGTTCCAAGTGAAGCATGATAAATTTTCCAATCAGAAGCATCTGCTAAATTTTTTACAATTATCATTTTTGGTACAGAGCCTAATCCATGACCAACCGATTGAGAAGTCGTAGCATTGCCTGTATATTTAACTATAGAAAATCCAGCAGTAGTATTAGCACTTACACTAGAAGTAATTGAACCAGCAGTATTAGATACAGCAGTTCCACCAGCTTTCCAGTTCCATGCAACATAAGAACTTCCTGATTTGTTCATTTCAGTTGTACTATCTGCACCCATTGTAAAACCATTAGAATCAAAACTATCTAAAGTATTGGTAAGAGTATTTTCTCCAGCAGTTGAGTTGGACATTAGTCTTTTGTTCACACCTCTGATTGAATCTTGCCAAAAATGTCCGTAACCACCAACATCTGTTCTTGATTTTGACCAAATTAAATCAGGTTGAAAGTCTAAGGAAGTAACAGAATTTGTTGCACCTGTTCCAGTATAAAGAACTGGGTTAAAATGTGTATTCGGTTTATTAATTTGTGCCATTAGCTATACTCCTGTTCATTAATGTTTTTAGTATTCAATCCGTAATACCCAGTTGGACAATCATATTCCCAAATAGAATCATCTCCTGAAGTAGATGTACCAGCAGAAGCTACCGCAGTTGTTCCAAAGAATCCGTTACCGAAGTTCCAAATATTAACACTTGTTCCTGAGCCAGTAGAACCTCTAACTCCATAAGTATAACCTGAAGTTAAAGTGTGTCCTGTTGTTGGAGTAGATTCTGTCCAACTTGTGCCACCAAACCAACTACCATTTTTTCCAAAATAAACAGTATTACTATCCATATCTAAAGCAATCTGCATAATATCATTTGCTGAAAATGCTCCAGCACTACTATAAGTTGATGGTGCTGTACCATTTAAAAATAATTCAGGAGCAGAGCCAGACGCACCAAAAAGAAGAGCACCAGTACCATTAAATGTTGAAACAGATTGTTCCATAGCAGTTACACCACACATTGAGGTTGTACTTTGATATTTAGCTTCAATATAATATTTACCTTTTGTAACACCAAAAGTAGAACGAACTCCACTTGAAGATGCACAAGAAGCATTTAAATTTCCATTTGAAAGAGTTACATTTACTTTATCTAAAGCATTCATAGTAGCAAAA